CACTAACCCCTAATCCCATTAAGTAGCACCACTTCTATACTTACCTTGTAGTATTCTCTGTCTATGCTCTCCTTAGTCCAGCTCTTGATAAGACCCCTACGGCCATACACATATACCCAGTCGCGTATATCTATATCTTTAAATAGGTTCTTCTTGGCGATAAAGCTCCAGCTCACCTCATCACTCCCTATACGCATTTGGTACCAGTCCTTTAGACTGTTCCCTAGCTGCGGGGGCATAATATCGGACAGGTATACGGCCCTCCCTGGCTCCCCAATGTATCCATTCTCTTGGTAGCCTACAAGCGCCAAGCTCGTACCATCTCCCTTGAGCGGCATTAGGTGTTCTCCTCCCACATACGACCGCGGAGAGAGGGCATAACCATTTATCGCCACTTCATTCACCCCTAGCCTACGAGTGGTATCCGTGCGGACACTCTCTTCCGAGATATACGTGTCGGGTATCTTATCCTTGGGATCGTCCATTTCAGGAAACGTCAATACATAAGCCCCCTTTGTCCCTTTCTTCACTTGCGGATGTAGCACCTCGTACCGCGATAGGTCTCGCATGTAGTTCCTTGTCCATATCCCAAACAATTCAAATTCTACCGCTCCATTCCTTATCCGAAAATCACAATTGAACCAGTTCTTTATCACCTTCAGTAATTCCCCAAAAGTCATATCAGGTACGGCTCGTTTCAGGTCCACCACATTCGGATTGATCACCTTCTCTATCAGGTTCCCATTGCTGTCCCGCTCTCCTATGATATTGATATGTAGCTCCCAATGCGGGTTCCATATCCCTTCCACCTCGAAGCGTATTTCGCTGCGGTCTCTCACCTCTATCTCCTGGGTGAAGGAGACATCTTGCCAATGATTCACCACTCCTTCTATCAGCACCACACCATCCTGCTTGAGCTTATAGGTAAGTGGCTTTTCTCTTGGGGTTATATAGGTCGTATTACACACCACGCGCCAGTGTCCCGCCGTCTCTAACGACTCTTGCATGAAGTACTTCCCATATTTTTCCCCATATATCTCCTGCTCCTGTACAAAATTCGTGATCTGAGCACGCATCACCTTCTCCTGCTGCTGGGTGCTCACATAGTAGTCTATCCCTGAATATACATACACTTTGGAGATATAACTATTGCTGTACAATCCGTTTACATGATCATACCCCGCCGCGGCAAAGCCCTGCTCTATCAGGTAGCGAAGCGAAACAAAGGGGTGTATGATATTACGCGTAATCATACGATCATATCCCGCCCCTTCATTGTTATCAGTCATCTCGTTTATTCGGTGATTCAAGAATCCTTTATACTGCTCCCACCCTGCACCTTCTTTCTTCAAGCCTATTCGTGGAAACCGATAATCCAAGCCAAGAACACTACGCGTACACTCCACCTCCCATGCATGCTGATAGATGTTATCCACCTCCACACGCTTCAGCGGCAAGTCCCGCAGCTTCTTGTCAAATACGGCAAAGGCTTCCTCTCCCGTCTCTATCTGTGCCTCTACCTTATCCCCCTCTACCGAGAGGATCTCCAGCACGCCCTTATGTACCCGCCCTTCCATTTGGTGTTTCCCATGGTAGCGCTTCTTAAGGCCTATGCCATGCATGGAGCTGTAATTCCCCAGCACCTTCCTCAGCTTCCCGTCTAAGTAAAAGGTAAAAGGAAAGCTATAACTCACCGAATAGCTGTCCTTCATTCGGGGGTTCTCTTGGTGATAGCTGATTTTTACTTCACTCAGGTCTAATTCGAATTCGTCTGTGACAAATACATCTCTCATCTGCTCTTACTTCTTTGTATGGATTCGCTCAATACGTCTAAAAAGTCATACAGCCGTGTCCCGCTGCACTCGTGCCAATTCCCCAAGGGCTGCACGCTGTCCATGGCCATGGCGGCAATCACTTTTGAAAAGGGCGTATATCCTCCCTGCCTTTGGAATATAGGCTTTTCGTCTTCTTCGGTCGCCTTGGGAAAGATAACAGGATAACGCCCTATGATATACTCCCTTATGCAGCGGTAAGCATACACGATCGCCGCACGCTTCCCAGGGGAAATGCTATCGGTAACCTCCGCTATCTTGGGAAGCAGCAAGGGGTCAAACGCCCGCCCGCCCCAGCAGTACAGGCTCGCCACCAGCTGCTTGGCATATAGCGTGTCCCTTCCCTTGCTATATTTGTAAAAAAGGGCGTCCGCTACCGAAAACTGTCGGATGGTACAATCACTCAGCCGCACCATAGGCGTACGAAGCCCGTCCCATATGTCGGGAAAGGTGTATAAGTCCCTATCCGTAAGCAGGAACTTACCAAGGGGCAGCAGCTCGGCAAGGGGCACTTCTCCCAGCAGCTGCCTTACCCGCCTTTGATTGGCTTTGGAGGGCGTACCCATAAGCAGCACGACCAGCATCTCCTGATAGCGCACCTCGAAGTCCCGCCCTTCCTCCTCCATTCTAAGGCATATCTCCTCCTTTTGCCACTCCGTCAGCTCGGAGTACCGCTCAGCACAATGGATAGCTATCCGACCCATCGCCTTACAATTTTATAGCCCAGCCATAACGCCACGACCAATGCCAGCCCACTTATCCACCACACCAAGCCCCGCCCAGCCCGCTGCTCTTCTCTCTGTATGATCTCCGTCGCTTGCCGCTCTTCTTTGGCTTCCCTTACCTGCTTCATTTGCTGATGTGCCTCCGCTGTCTCCACCGCGTGTGCCTCTTGGTGCGCTTCCTGCTTCATCTTGATAACAGCTTTCCCACCCTTGACCTTCAGCACCTCTATATGTGCCTGCTCCCCCTTCTCATTTTTCACTATTCGCTTTTCACTTTTCACTTCCAAACTATCCCCTTCAAGGGTCAGCTCATAGCTTTGGGCTTGCCTGAGGTCAAAAGTATGTACTTCGCCCCGCTGCTGCGCTTGGGTTATGCTATCTGTAACCCTCACCCCTACGGCTTCACTGGTCTCTTTCCGCACTTCACTTGTCACTTTCTTGCTCCTGCAACTTCCTAATAGGAGAAGAGCTAAGAGTATATATACTATCTTTCTCATCGCTTTTTTCACTAATCACTAACAACTTTTCCCCCTTCGGGGGTTAGGGGGACTATCGTCCTAATCACCCCCTTAAGCCGCTCCGCGTACGTTGGCTCCGTAGCATACCCCGCCTTGGCAACTTCTTCGGCAAACTTGTACGGGTCTGTCTTCACCTCCAATGCCTTAGCATAGCGCTTATTCGTGAGGAACAAACGAGCATGGTCTGTAAAGCTCTCCTCAGGAGTGTCATACTTGCGGAACCAGTCCTTAACCGTGTACTTATACTTGCCATCAGGGCGCTTTTCTATACTGATAATCACTGGAAATTTCTCCTTGTCCGTGTCAAGGATCTCCGTAGTTTGCACCAGCTGCCGCTTTTCAGCAGGCATGCTCTCTTTGGCCTTCACGCCAAACATCATATTTCCAGGGGCGCGATTCCCCCAGCCTGTCTCTAAGGCGGATTGAGCCAATGTAAATAGCGCCGATATACCCGTCTTACGCTCCGTCTCCAGCGCATAGGGTAAGTGTTTTGTGATAAATTCTTTTGGTGTCATGTGTTTTATCTATTAATTGCTGTTATTTTGAACCTTTGTGTCTTCTGAGTTTTGCTGCTTCTTAAAACAATATTCTCTGTGACAATGTCACCATTTAATAATAAATGTTTTTGCCTATCTGAAAACTTTAAGATAATTGTATCTGAAAATTTTACAAATGAAAGTTCATTTGTTGAAATCTTTTCAAAAAAAAGTACTGTATTGGAATGTTTGAAATTAATCGTAATAGAGGGTGTATTATTCCCTTTAGTGTAATTTTGTAAAAACCCATCGTTACTCGCTTCTTTATAATTAACACTGATATTGGGGCTGTTTGTGTAAAAATTTTTACCATATGTATCATGTGAAAAAAATGATGACCCATCCCCATTTATTACACCATAACTTAAAAGGATGTTCATTATCGCAAATTCATCTAAGAGCGTATTATTGCCCACTCCCCAATCAAAAAATTGTATTGCATTCATCTTATTAGTAATTTGTCATTAGTCACTTATCATTTGTTCCCCCTTCGGGGGCTAGGGGGATTATACATTGCGTATATCTATGTACATCTTATTCCCACCAGCCGTACTCACCACAGCGGTACTTCCATCACCCCCATTGAAAGCGTTATCTCCTGTATATACCACTTGCTTTCCAGTAGTATTGAACGTTACCGCTCCCCCTGCAAAACATTTACGGAATGTCACATTTCTATTTTCTGCCATTGTCGAAACATTAACAGCAGCATTTGCCATTACATTAATAGTCCTACCATACCAAGCATCAGTCATTGTCCAATTGGAAGAGATGGAACCACTTGTACCTATATACTCTGCCAGATGTATAGTTTGCCCATTTGTCGCAAATACCTTTTCCGCTGATGGATTCACATTTGTTTTGATACCATTGAGTTTTATCAAACCATCATTTATATCAACAGTAATGGTTGCATTCCCATTCCAATTAACCAAGTCATCAGAAATTTTTCTAAATTCGACAATTCCACTGGTTGAGCCAATTTGCAGATTACCCTTACACTTAATGTCAGCTCCATCCCCGCCAGCCCATGCATTAATTCTAAGTCTTTTCTTTAACTGTAATCCTAAATTAGATAATATAGCTTCTGCACCACCTTCTCCTACTTGTACTTGACCATCTGTTCTAACAGTTGAAGTACCAAAATACACCCCATTAGTATGGCTGCCAAGCTCATTAATCCTTAGCCACTCATCTACTTGTGTTCTTATGACTTCTTTATTATTCCTTTTATTCCAAGAGGTAGGAATAAAGTCCATAATAGGCTTTCCGTCTATATCACTCCAGTTATGTCTGTGATGCAGCGGCGCAAAATTCAGACTAGGTTTATTCGCCAAATCATTATAGGAGATTGTGTTCTCATTAATGACCTCTGACCCTGCCATGAGCTTGATTTTCCCATTCTGCACCACTATACTAGTGGGAATATTACTCACAAAGTGGCTCACGGGAATACTGGTCAGTAGGTTGTCCCGCTTGTCTCTCAGCTCTAAGGTCTTCGCCGTTCTGTTATAGAGTAGCTTGGTGCCCTCGTCGTCGAGAAACATTAGGGATATACGCTTCACCACATTATTACCCTTCTTGAGCTTGAATTCTGTGGTCGCCTCATCCAGTTCTATATCGTAATCTTCAAGAGTGTCCAATTTCTGTTTGTAGGCATTGGTAAAATCATTCGTACTCAGCCCCTTTCCCGCTTCCTTATCCACCTTCCCATCGATCAGCGCCTTCAGATCCGCCGCTGTGCCTACATACGTGCCTTTCTGGAGCGCTCCTTGCAGCAGCTCCCGCTCTTGTTGGGTCATCAGCACAGGCCTATTGGTGTTGAAGGTCAATCGCATCAGCGCCTCCTGCGCTGCCTCTGCGTTGTCATATACCCGCCCGTCTATCTCCACCTCACTCACCAGCGCGTCCAGTATGGAAAAGTTCATATCCGCCGCGCTGTGTAGGATCAGGCGCTCCCCATCCACACGCGCCACGAAGTTCTTAAGCGCTAGGATCCCGTTGTACTCGAATAGGTACTCCTGCAAATCGCCCGTGTCAGGGCGTATCTTGTATCTCGGTGTTGGCATAGTTTATTCGTTTTTTAGTTGTTGGTCGTCTTTATCATTAAGGTACTCCTTGATCGAGGCGGCTATCTCCTCCACATTCTCTCGATTGATGATGATTTTCCCCATCACTTGCCCCGCCTTGTCAAATTGCTCTTTGTCTTCCGCCTTTTCATAGATGCTCTTTATTTCTATCAAGCAAAGCAAAAAGGCACCCCCAAGGGTCATAAAGGGAAAGAACCACAGCTGATTGCCGTAATATTGCTCAAAGTACCATACAGCACTCATCTGCATACTATCCACTACCGAGAGAGCAATCAGTACATTGTAGTACTGGGCTATTTTCCCAACAGTACGCCTATATTTATAAGATTTCCGCACCTCTCCCAGACTTCTAGCTTTCCGAACACCACTCCACAAGTCCGCCATAATCATCACCAAAACCAATATGTAAATTCCAAAGAGTATCCACATGGTCACAAAAATTTTTCCCATAAATGATTTTACTTTTTCTGTTTTTTCCTTCTATCGCAAAAATAAAAAGCCCCTTCCACTTCGGAAAGGACTTTTTTAAACCCCTAATACCTAACACCTCATCCCCCCTTCGGGGGTTAGGGGGATAACAACTTCTCTATCTCCTTCACTTGTAGTTTCATTTGCTCCACTTCCTCCCGCTTTCTGGCAATCTTCTCCTGGAGCACCCATAAGCTCCTCCCGGTCATTCCTCCTTCACTCTTTACGCTTAGTTCTTCACTCTTCACTCTTAGTTCTTCACTCCTTGCTTGTTCCTCCCACTTGGCAAGGCTCTTTTCACGAGAGACAATATTACTCCGTAGCGTATTGCGCCTTTGTACCAGCTCCACGGGGGTAAGGCGGCTGTAATCCTCCTTTTGTGGTTCAAGGATCTTCTTATGATCACGCCAATATTGCAGCACCACATCGTAGTTGTCCATAGCTGAGAAGAGCTGCCAGAGCTGCCGCTGTAGCTCCCGTGCCTTGTCCTCCTCTTCCATAGGTACGGCATTCAGTGTAAGTTTCAGCGAACAAGCACGAAGCCACGCCTCCCGCTTAGCCCTATACACCCCATGCAGTGCCACAGGATAATCCGCAATCAAATCCTCCCTTTTCGCCTGCTCCCCGCCAGATGTAGGGGCGAATGGCCATTCGCCCTTATCTTTCGTCTGCGTGGAGTCCCCGCTATTCGCCCGCGGGGGCTCCCCGCCCCGTGGAGGCTCTTCACCCCGCGGAGGTGCTCCGCCTTGTCGTTCTTTAATCAGGCGTCTTACTTTTGCTTCTGCTTCTAGCGAATAGTAACGAGGAACGCCTCGAAGGTCTCCCCCAAGGCGTTCCAATTCTCCAACCAATTGCCTATATTGTGCTCTATAATCCATGTCTCAGTTGTTAGTTGTTAGTCTTCAGTGGTTAGTGGTTAGTGATTAG